TTCATCACTCCACACCGAGCCCAGGATATATTCACATTTACAGGTGTTACAGCCAGTCAGTGTAGCAACGGTGTCAACACCTTTGTGCTAGGTGGCGGCGGTGTAGCACAGATCAGTATGATGATTGAGATATTCTGTACCACAAATGCCATAGGCGGTGTTTGGATATTTGGCTTCGGAAGTCAATAAATAAAGTACCAACTTTATAAAGGTTTAAAATGAAAAAAATTCTATTAGCACTAACTCTTGCCCTTGTAAGTGTTTCAAGTTTTGCTTGGACACAACGAGCACCACAAGATCCACAAACTTGTAAGGTACACGCACCTTATGGTTTCCCTCAAACAGTAGGTGTACAACCTATTTGCCGACAAGCATACCTAGTAGGCTATGATGCGGCTGCTAAACTACCAAAGTATGTGACCTATGAACTACTACCTCAAAACGCTCTCGGCTGTGTCGCTCGCACTAATGCTTTTGCTACTGACCAATCAGTTCAAGGTGGAGCCACTCCCCAAGATTACGCTGGTACAGGCTACGACAAAGGACATATGTCTCCAGATGGAGACCTATCGTGGGACACTCAAGTGGAGTTTGAATCCTTCCTGATGACCAATATGAGTCCGCAAGCAGGTAGCCTAAATCGTGGTATTTGGAAACTATTAGAAACTAGTGTTCGAGGATGGACAGTACAGCGCAATCAATCATATACTGTATATGTAGGTGGTGTATACGGACCAGGTGATAAAACTATCGGCAAAGGTGTAGTTGTTCCTCACGGTTTCTATAAGATTGTTATCAATAATCAAACTAATGAAGTTGCTGGTTGGGCGTTCCCGCACACAGCTCCATATCCTAATCTAGGCAACGATTTGACTAAATTCCGTTTGCCAATTACACAGATCGAATCTACTGCTGGTGTTAAGTTTGCCTATCCAGCTAATGCTAAAGAACTACAACCTGGACAAGAATGGCCAGTTGACTTTGGAGCCTTAACCAATGCTAAACGTGCTAAGTGTGGTGCCAATGCAAGCGATGACTGATCCGGATAACAATCCTGATAAATATCCCGTATATCCAGAAGATGATGGAACAGACCGTCCGAGAAATCCTTACAGCCCTGTGTGAGAATCTTTACGAAGGTCTGGTTCGATTTGGACTAGGCATGGCAGGGCTACCCTATTGGGAAACAAAGGACAAAGATTATGAAGAGTTTTAAAGATTATCTCTACGAGACGGAACGCAAAAAGGCACCAGACGAGGAACCTAAAAAGAAGACCAAGACCAAAGATCGCCCCAACATCAATCTTGGTCCTGACTTAAATGCTCCGCAAGATCAGCCACTGACTAATCCTAACCGCCCAGAAGAACCTCAAACTCCACCTCCAGAAACTCCTTCTGCTCCACAGCAAAAGAAATCCAGCCAAGCAGATACTCTAAGAAAAACCAGCGGTATAAGCAATCCTAGGATGGGAGACCTGTTAAGTCGTATGCGTGATATCGAGCCCGATGATGACGACTGGGGATTCCCAGAGCCGGACACCAATACAGAGTTGACTACAAATGTCAACACAGACAACTTACCATCAGTAGCAGGCGGAAATCTACAAGCCGCAGGTATAGCAAATCCAGATTGGCACAAGGTTGCCAATCTACCAGGCAATATGCAACGTGCTATCCGTGCGTTAGGCAAGCAGTTATTTTCCTCTATGACACGCACTCCTACCAATGATATATGGATGGTGGCTAATCTAGGTGGACAAGGGCCTAACACTAGCCAGGAAGTTAATTCTGTAGCCAATTGGATCCGTAGGCACGGTGAAGATGTAAGTTCCGGTAATATAGATTTTGATACTAGTATTCCCGGATACACAGCTGACATCAAGCAATACAGTGCTGGAGGAATACGCTGGTTATTAGTGCGTGATGAATTTGGTAATTATATCTATTCTTGGCCCGAAAACGACAGCATCGATGCCGGGAATCGTGCAGAACTAGGTCATTCTAGGCCCGATCAACTTAGAATAGGAAGATAAATATCCGTATGACTACCTTACTATATCATTCATTTGCTAATCTTTGCGAAAGTCTAATATTCGAAACCAGTACTTCCTTAGATTTAGTTAAAACACATCCCGGCGGCCAGCAGGTAATACAATTCCTACATACAAAAAAGGGACTGTCGCACGATCAGGCTTACCACCCAGCTTCTAAGATTTCTTGGACCGAACTCAAAGACGCCAGTAGAGGTGCTTGGGTGATTTTAAAATATCCAAAAGGTGTAGGTGCTATTAAACAACAGCAGGGCAGTTACACCGCCGTGGCCAGCTCAGGTGCAGAGCCTAGAGTATTCACTAATGATCGTGGTGGTAACATATTAGATTTCCTTAAGGGAGAACTAGGTGGCAACCCTAAAGCTATGTACATCGGTAATGATACTGGGGCAGTGGCAAGAGTACAAAAAGATCGTGTAAACATCAAAAGACAGCCATCCGCTAACGATGTGTCAAAAGAATCCCTATTAATGAAATTCAAACCACTATGGGTCAAAGGAGCAACCGCTGCCATAGCTGACATTAAAGGTATGGTCAGCATGATGATCAAGAATGATTCTTTTGAAAAGGCTGAACGTAAACTAGGAATGTTAAGAACTCTTAATAATGCATTAGACAATTTAGAAAGTGGTTCAGAAAATGTCCCCGATGTATTTAGGAATGCTTTAGAAACAGCAGTGGCTATGGCCGCTCACTACTACTATCCAGAAGAAACTGGAACACTTTCTAGAGGATACCGAAATAGTTCATATAACCCTCAGTACAGCGAAGGCGTACAGAAATTATTAGCAGATATTAAAAATGGTGAACAGAAAAAACTGGGAACTATTTTATCGTTCTTCAAGAGGAGCTTGATATCATGAAAGTAGTATCATTACTTGAAGGTACTAAAATTAAAACTAAACGTGTTGTAACAGAAGCCAACGTTGCTGCCAAGATTTTAAAAGATCCCAAGCAGACTAAAATGTTGTCTATCGCTTTTAGGCACGATCATACTGTTCCACGTCATATAGTTGCCAAGCTAGGCCCAAAACCTACTGATCAAGAAATCGTCCAGGCCTGGAGTGATCTAATGGACACTACACTACGATCAAACAACTATGGTGATTTAAGCGCCGACGGTAAGTTTGACGATTGGTTAACACGACTATATATCAACGGCAGTGCTGACTACGAAGATATCAATGGTGAAGGCGGCGATGCTCTAGGTGTATGGAAAGCATTGAGCAAACGCGGTCTGTTAAAACCACAAGACCAAGACTTCAATAAATTTTCATCAATCAAACAACTACAACGCCTACGCAACGACCCACAATACAGGAATGAACTTTCTCGTATCAAGGATGCAGAGCGCATCGAGAAGATGAAGCGTGAAAAGTCCGATACTGTGATTGTCGATAATGATCGATTCTATGTAGTTGTTCCTTTTAACTACGGAGCCTGCTATACATTTGGTAATGCGGCCGGCTACAAACCAAACTTCTGTACTAGCTCATCAAGCGGTGCTGATTGGTTCCAACGCTACGCTCCTAACGGAATGATCGTCAGTATCACTGATAAACAAAACCAGGATGTAGCAGATGGCAAGTGGCAGTTCCACGCGGCTACTAATCAATTGGTAAATGGTGATCAAGATCGTAGACACGACATTCGCTGGAATGATGAAAAGTTCAGCAACTTATTTCCTGGACTGATGAAAGAAATCGTCCAAGGAATCAATACCCACGCAGATGAGATTAAAGAAAAAAGTGCTAGTCTAGTTCGTGGTGGATATGATATTCCTAAAGAAGTTGAAGCGATTCAATCCAAATATCCTTTAAGCTATGCTAGCGATGCTCCGACAGCAGATGGCGACGAAGAAGGTAGTGAAGCTGATAACACCCCAGGCACTTGGACTGTGCTACACATTCCAAGCAATAGAACAGCACACGTTCCGGCAGAAAGTCTAGAAGACCTACGTGCTAAACTAACAAGAAAATATCCGCAATATCCTTTAACTGATTATCAGTTTACCAAGGAAGCGTAAAGAACCCACCTTAGGGCACGTTAGTCGTCACGGTTATAGGCGTCCGCACAATTGGACTGCACCGCGTAGTGTGCGCTGGATAAAGTAACCAGCACTAAATAACACTATGAGAGCTAAAGAATTCAACAAGCCCAAGCAGAGTCTAGTCATTTTTGATATCGATGACACACTGCTTCACACGACAGCTAAAATTAAAGTTGTCAACAATGGGCGTGTGGTCCGTACTTTGACCAATCAAGAATTTAACAATTACCAACTACAGCCCGGCGAAGAATTTGATTTCGGTGAATTCCGTAACGCTGAAAAATTCAATCAGGAAAGCGAACCAATTGGGCCAATGATCAACAAGCTAAAAACTATATTAGATCATAGTCCTACTTCTAAAGTTATTTTTCTCACAGCCCGAGCAGATTTTGATGACAAGAACCTATTCTTAAAAACATTTCACGATCTAGGTATTGATATGAGCCGTGTACACGTACACCGTGCTGGCAATTTACCTGGAGATGAAATACCTGCAGAGAAAAAAGCAGTATGGGTTCGTCGCTATGCAGATACAGGCCTATACGATCACATACGCCTGTATGATGATAGCCGTAGCAATCTTGCTGTGTTTAACTCGCTTAAAAAAGAATATCCAAATATTGATTTCCGTGCCTACTATGTTGGCCCCGAGGGCGATACTGCGGCTATAAATGAATCTGTAAAAAACATACTGGCCCATAAGACTAAATTTACAGATATGTTTTCCAAGTTCTTGCCGCTAGCTATGAAACATCTAGAGCTAACTTCTCTGCCAAAGATGAAGTTTGAAGCGCATATACACGACGATGTACAACCTACGTTTGGCAAGTATGAAAATGACACCCATCATCTATATGTGGCCTTGATGAACAGACATCCTAATGATATCCTGCGTACTGTGGCGCACGAGCTTTGTCATTATAAACAAGATACAGAGCACGAGCTAAATGCCAACAGCGGTATAACAGGTAGTCCCGAAGAGAATCAGGCTAATCAAATGGCCGGTATTATTATGCGCCATTTTAACAAACAATACCCAGAGTATTTGAGTAGCAAGCCTATCACTGAAAGCCAACGTCACGGGTTCTATACTGTACATCCTACAGATGAAGATGGTAGATTTAAAATCATAGGTAACCCAACTAAATTTCCTAACTCCGCAATGAAGTTGACTTTTGATTATCTACGAGATACCAATAAACCTGTTCGTGTGGAAATAAAAGATCACAAAGGTACATTTAACAGCGTGATTATAAATCCCGGAGATCGAGTCAAGGATGCAATCCTAAGATTGAGTTTTGTAGACGATACTCCAGATTTTGAGCTTGATCCGGATTAATTATGCGAGCAGATGATTTAGAAAATCCCGATAAACCTGTTAGAGTAAACAAGCTACCGGGATACGATAGTAATAATCCGATGCATACCACTTGGTCAAGGATTTTTAGTCGCCAACGATATGATGCTGTACGTAGGGGATTGACCTTTACTATATCAGTTGCCGATGCTTGGGCTATAATAAACAAGCAGGGATGGAAATGTGCTCTGTCTGGAGTACCATTTACACAAGGCGGCGGCCGAAGCCGAACTCAATTCAGTATGGATCGCATTGACAGCACTCGCGGATATGAACCCGGTAATGTGCAATTTGTTACACTAGTGATCAATCTAGCTAAAAAGAATATGACTGATGCTGAGTTCGTGCATATGTGTAAGCAGGTAGCCGGATACTCAAAATAAAAAAGCCCCAAAGTTTCCTCTGGGGCTTTTTCGTCTACTATATAATTATTTTAGGCTACGCCGCATATATTCTTTATAATGTTTAGTATTTATTTTGTCTTAGCGCCGGCGTTGACAAATGCGTACATCTTTTCAGCTGTTTCCAACACTTTTTCAAGTCCTGGATGACTAGGCATATCAACTGTAGTGACAATCTGGCCGGTCTTTTCGTCTCGCTTGGCAGTCATTTCCCAACCTTGGAATTTGACGTGGAAGTCGTCGGAAACAAGATCTTTAGCCATTGCTAGGATATCTGTACGGATTTCATAACCATTCTTGTTAAATTTAACTTCTGGTAGTTTAGGTGTATCGAATTGTGACATATTATTCTCCTTGTGTGTATGTATGTCGTTTAGTATGCTACTTCTATTTCGCATACACTATTATATATCTCTTAGAAACAAATAGCAAGTCTTTTTAGACTGCAAATGTCCAGGGACGTATAATTCTTTTTCCCACGTAGTCTAGTGTGCCTAAGTTTGTATCTGCGGCCTCTGCTACATAGGTAACAATGCTAGGATGATCTAGCTCAATCTCAGCTAGAGATTCCCCGTCTTCTGTCGTTGTCTTGATTCTGTGTTTAGCACACAGATATTTAATCACTGCATTACTGGTCAAACAAACCATGCATCCTTTTAGGATGTTGTTGGCCCTGCACCATTGTATGCAACGTTTCATCAAGGCAGAACCTAATCCGGATCCTTGGTATTCTTTAAGAACACTGAACGCTAATTCCATTTCTTCATATAGTGCGATGTGTCCAACTGCAATAAATTCTAATTGATTATTTTCAACAGCAAATAAAATATGTTTATCTGCATCTTTTTCAAATCTATCGCAAAGTTGATCTATCACAAGATCAGAGACTGGATTAGCAAACCTAAGTGTCCTAGATTGTGTGTCCAGGGCTTTAAGGTGCGCACGATATTTAGAGTACTCATGCGGTAGTACCCTTCTAACAGCTTGGAACGGCATTTCAATACCACATTGAATATCCGTTACGCTTTAAACGTTCGTGGCGAGCTTCGCCGATCTCGACCATTACATCGTAGATGAATTTAACTGTACGCTTAATCATACTGGCCACCCCGCGCTAGCACGATTTGACATCTTGTGATCAAACTCTTTCATTAGGCGATCTACATCGCCTGCGTCTTGTGGATTTTTAGAAACAATGTAAGCTTCTAGTGCTGAGCCATATGATGCTGGCTTTTGGAAGTTTTCGGCTAGGCTTTTGACCCAACCTGTTAACGGTTGTATAAACATTTTAATTTTTCCCTTTGTGTGTAAAATATTGTAGATACTTAGTGTTTTCACTATTAGTGTTTCTACTGAGTATTTATACATTATATATTGCGGCCGCACATTTTGCAACGTTTTATTTTGCCATTGAATATGTTATAATCGTATTCAATTTACGCTAAATATCGCAAAGGGGATACATTTTGAAACGAGCCACCCGTAGTCTATTAGAAGAATTAAATTCTATATCCATAAAGAAAAACAGTGAAGCAGTGATTGAAAGCCGTGCTACACACGTTATCGACTCAGCTATAAATCTTTTATCATTAATCAGAGAAAATTTCACCCCAGAGCAAGCATACGAATTAGAACGCAGACTAATCAACAGTATCAAAGGTGGTGATCCTGCCAAATTTACCCGTAGCATCCGCAGACTACGAGATAGTAAAGAAACAGCCCGTAATTTAAAAGTAATCGACGGCGATCTAAAAGACGACGATTAATAGCCATTTGAACAGTTTTTTTCCATATGGCATAAATATTAATACCAAAAAACACTCCTGAGCGGAGTGGTCCATAACAGATAAAGGAGATATATTATGGCATACGGAATCGGAAGAAAGAATGGTACAATCACAACACCAGCAGGATTTTATGGTTACACACCAGTTATCCTAAAAGTTGCAGGTACAGGCGTTGGATCTGCTGACACAGTAGCAGGCGACGGTACAATCACTCTAGGTAACTTCAGCAAGGCTATTCGTGCTATCGAATTGGCAGCTAGCGTTGTTTACATTGGTACTCGTGCTAACAACCAATTCGTTGTTATCATCGACGGCCCAAGTGCAAGTGCTTATGTTAGTGCTAACAGCGACACAGACGTAGCAGCCGCAATCGCAGCTCGCGTACAATCCGCTACTAGCGTTTCTACAACAGTTACAGACATCAGCGGTCTAGTTGCTGGTAACCTAGCTTAATACTTAATTAAGTATAGTCAAGGGAGTTTTTTAACTCCCTTTTCTTTTGACTATAAATAATAATATAGGTATATTATGGATCTGATTGAAATTCAAACACTAATCGATATAACACAGACTCGCGTGGCTAGGTTAACACAAGGTACTCAGCTGGAGTTAGATCAGCATAGGAATTTCATCACCTTAATGCAATGCATAGAATTAAGATCAGTGGTCAGCTATGACCAAGGACCTGCTAGAGAAAATAGAGATGTCAAGGGTATGGGGTTTGGTAGTGACTTCAAAGGTCGACACAACGTATGGACATTCGTATTCTCGCCTGATAGAGAAGGTGTTTACAGAGACAATGCTGGCAATGAACTAGGGTTTCTCATTGAAGATGTCCACGCTGTGCCGATTATTAAAAACCTAGCCGAAACGATAAATATTGGTAGAACTATTTTTGATCTCAAAGATAGCAAGGCAACAAACACAATAATCAGGCTCACTCAGGCATAATTTAGGCATTCAGGCTAAAGCTACCCGCAAGTATTTTACTGGAGAAAAATAATGTCCGGCGGACCAATTGAAATTGAAAAAACAAACTTAGAAGCGCACGTTGATCTGTGTGCCCAACGATACGAAAATTTAGATAATAGACTTACAGCTATTGAAGGCAAAGTCGGCGATCTAAAGAAACTAATCGAAGAAAGTCATTCTAGTATGACCAAAGTTATCATCGGTACTGCTGGCACAGTGGTTACTGGTGTTCTCAGCGTATTGTTTGTTCTACTAAGCAAAGCACACTAATGAGATTCAGAGAGTTTTCTGAAGCGGTCGACCCTGCACAGGATCCGTCGACAACTACCAATCCCACTGCTTCAGGGACTGCGACTACGCCCTCTCAAAATGCACAATTAAATCCACAACAATCTGCACAGGTAAAAACTTCTTTAAACAATCTTAAAGATATACTGGGACAAGCAGGTGGTGGGAATATCGATGTTAACAAGTTGACTCAGATAATGTCACAACAACGAGATCCTTCTAAGCCAATGAATCCCACGATGGTCAAAGCACTACAAGGTATATTGCCTGGACTAGCAGACGCTATGCAGAATCAACAGAGTGCAAATATGATCAAACAAGGGTTGAAAACTGGTATGCAGGCCCAGGCAGATGCACAGCAACAAACACAACAACCGGAAACCCCAAAATGAAAATAGTCCAATTAATCTCCGGTTTAGATACTGCTATCACAAATGAAGAGCAGAGCTTCATTGAGAAACACGATGGCAAGGTCAGTCTTACATCACTAGACGACCACGGGCAATGGCTAGCCCAAACTCTTGTACGAAAAGGAATTTACTCCATAAGTAATGATAATCGTACACTGATAAAAAATGTCGCCAACAATAAATGATTACACCTATCAACTAGATCATAATTTTTTAAACAATGATCAGCTTGATCAGCTAAGACATTTTATCCTAAGCCAAGAAGAGTTTTTTTATAATTTCATAAGAGAAAAAGGATTTAGAGGTGCCGGTCAAGCGTTTTATAAAATAACAGATCCTGAACATTTTATAAATGCAGATTTTGTCGATCGTTGTAATCTGAAAACATTTTCTGGCATAACTATGCAACTACCGCATTCCGTTGGAGATAAACATATCGATAGTGACGGGTCAAACAGACATACTGTGTTATCCATACCATTGTTGCCCATTATAGATTATCCTCCTACAAATTTTTGGGATACCCCCTATAGTCAAGATCCTATAGATCAGGCCCTGTTTGTTGATAACAATCCCTGCTTGTTCAATGTTAAAACCATACATAACGTTGTAAATACCTATAACGGTTTAAGAGCTAATTTACAGTTTTGTTTCAAAGAAGATATTTCACTGGTTAAACAAATGATAATTAATAATACACTGTTTAGGTAATTTATGAAAGAGCTCAACGAAGATATCTATAAAAAAATACAAAAACTTTCTGAAAAGGTCAAAGATGATCTATGGAAGAAAGGGATTGTTGCACCTAAATCACTTAGAGATGGTTCGATCAAGATCGGACATTTTTCAATTAGGAAGAATTCTGACAACTTCTACTCTGTCAATGATTTTAGGGGAGAGGCTGTAGTGAGCAAGATTAATCTTCCACATACTGCCGCTTTAGTAGCCAACGGGTTAGCATTGGGCAAATTTATAGATAGAAACATTTTATCAGAAGATAGCAAATACGGTTATGCTCTATTTGAAGAAGAAGTACAAACACAGCTAATACAGCAAAGCTCTAAAAAAAGTATTGAGCAATATAGTATAATGTTGACAAAACAAGCATTGTGTCGGGCTAAGAAAGACCAGCACAAGCACGCCATCATGCGTAGTTTTGAGAAACTAAGAAAAATTGCATAAATAACTTTATCATTTTTTGGAACCCATTATGAAAACCACAGATTTTGTTAAAAAACTTAGCAGTCAAACCTTAGGAGAGAGCTTTGAAAAACAATTCGGCTCTAAATTAAATCTTGCTAAATATAACAGAGAACAGTTAGAAGATTACCGTAATAAACTACGCACAATGATCTTCCAACAAGAGAATACTGCGGGCTTCAACGATTTGTTAACCAATGAGGCTTACCAAAAAAATAAAGCAATGATGGAATTGCTTAACACGAGGATTAAAGAAATGCTAGGCGAAAACATTAAAGCACTAAAAGACAAGATGATCGAATTGAGCGAAGCCAAAAAAGGTGTTCGCGCTCCACTAAAGAAGATCCATGCTAAAGGATCTAAGCCAGACTTTCTTGATCTAGACAAAGACGGCAACAAAACAGAGCCAATGAAAAGTGCTGCCAAAGAAAAGAAAGTCAAAGAAACTATCAAGAAAGATAGAAAAGAATTAGAAGGCAATGCATTCGGTCAAGCAGTTCGCAATGCTAAGAAAGATGGCGTCCAACCTGGCGAGAAAGTTAAGGTAGGCGGTAAAGAATATCCAGTTAAAGAAGCAATGAAGAAAAAATGTTGCTGTTCTACTAAAGGTGAAGAACAGTGCCCTGTACACGGTATGAAAGAAAGCTGGGACGACATGATGAAGGCCGCTAAAGACCGTAGAGATTCAGAAGGTACAGGTAAGTTTGATAAGAAGAAAACAACCACAGGTACCGTATACACACGCAAGTCTAGCACCTATGATAATGGTACAGAAGACAAACCAAAACAAAAGAAAGTTAAAGAAGGTTCTATGCATGCCAAAGATTGCAATTGCAACGAATGCAGTGGTATGTACGAAGGCGATGTGGGCAAACACAACAACAAGACTACAGGTTTCAAAGCACTAGCTAAGAAAGCCGGTGGTGGTGAAAAAGGTCAAAAAATTGCTGGCGCACAATTCCAGAAAATGAAAAAAGCTGGACAATTAGAAAGCCAATTCAAGCACAATGTTCGTTTTGTTAACGAAAGCATCGAGTTCTTGCTACGTGAAGATGAAGAAGGCAAGGCCAAGGCTATCACAGCCGCAGGTGACATTGTCAACGACTACACCAGCTGGATGCAACGTGTTGGACAATATCAGACCAAGACTATGATCGAACTAGCAGATGCTATCAAAGCCGACTTTGGTGCCGCAGAAGCTGAACAATTCAAGAACGCAGTTGGACCAGCTCTATCAGCTACACTAGAAGTTCTAACACAACAGCGTGAAGCTGTATCCGGTGCAGTTGCAGTACTAGCAGGTGAAGCCGCTCCAGAAGCTCCGATGGGTGCTGAACCAGATATGGGCGGTGAACTAGATGCTGGTATGGATGTTGCTGGTCCAGATGCTATGAACCCAGAAGCAGGTGCAGACCTAGGTGACGAGTTCTCAGCAGCCGATGCCGCTAGCGGTGCGGGTACTCCAGGACGCGAAATGCGTGAGTCACGTGAACAACGCCGTGCTCGTAAGATCGCAGAATCACACAGCATTTTAGCCAAACTAGCAAAATGAAACTATACGAAGTAGACCAGGGCAGTGTAAGAGATGTCCTGGCTGTTTTGCAGGGCCTTGCTGACAAAGATCAACAACCTAGCGAACTACCATTTCCTACTGTTATGAACATACTAAAACCGTTCGGCCTAGGTATATCAACTCCGGACGGTTTGATCGCATTAAAGAACGAAATAGATCCTAATGGTGATACCTTTGACATTAGCGATGATGGTAAAGGAACAGTCATCCTTAATACCAAAAACAAAAAGCCCAACCAGGGCACTGCCGTTAAGAAATCTACAGGCCCTAGTGTAGAGAAAATGGCATCGGCAAATTCCAAAAATCTTAAACCTAATATTTGACATTTAGTTTTTAGACAGTATAATTAATGTTATGTTAAATTATACTCCCCCGCCATTCGTAGAACGATTCCAATATAAAAACTGTGTACAGGTAAACGACCCCGTTACTCGTAAACGTGTTTATCAAACTCCAGATGGAGAAACTCTTCCTAGCGTGACTACTATCCTTGGCGCTACCAAAGATATGACTGCACTCAATGAATGGAAGAAACGTGTTGGCGAAGCCAATGCCGCACAGATCACTCGAGAAGCCGCAGGTGTTGGTACTGCGATGCACGCCAACTTAGAACGATTCCTAGTAAATGAACAGCGACAGCCTGGAAACAATCCAGTACACGTACAGGCTAACAAAATGGCCGATGTCATTATTGAAAACGCACTTAAAGATGTCGATGAAGTGTGGGCTATGGAGCAGAGCTTATATTTCCCAGGATTATATTCAGGAACGACTGATTTAATCGCAGTTTATAAAGGAAATCCTTCGGTTTGTGACTATAAACAGACCAATAAGCCTAAAAAAGAAGAGTGGGTCGATGATTACTATATTCAACTCGTTGCCTACATTATGGCCCATAACGAAGTCTACAGCACAGATATTCGAGAAGGACATATCTTTATGTGTAGTAGAGATTTCCAGTATCAGCAATTTGACCTATGGCCGAAAGATTTCAACAAGTGGCAAGACGCCTGGTTAACCAAGGTTGAAGAATACCACACTACAGGATTGAAAGGCCTGAAGCAGTTGCTCACGCAGTAAAGATAAATATCCTATAAAGAGGATATTTCCATGGCCGTTATAGAAATCGCAAAAATTCAAGTCCGAAGAGGACAAGAAAATACCACCGGTATTCCACAGCTAGACCCAGGCGAGTTTGGCTGGGCAGAAGATACAGAGCATCTATATATTGGTAAGCGCATCGCAGAAGGTGCCAGTTCCGACGAAAATTCTCGTATCCTTACTGAAAATGACTATGAAAATCTATTTGCCATAGCCAGCGGCCGCGGAACATCAGTAGCTAGTACCAGTACGTATCGTTATAGAAACGATCTGCCTTATACAATTATGGCGTCGACTACGACTACCATAGCAAGTAAGCTAGATGATTATGTAAGTCTTGTTGATTTTGGGTTGCAGGCAAATACCAGTACATTTGTAGACATATATAATCCTTTAACAGCCGCCATACGTGACTTATATCTTAAAGACGGCACCACTGCTACTTCGCATAGAAAAATTTTAATCCCTGCAGGAAAGTATTATGCTAATACCGAACTGCCCGGCAGAACACCATTTGCACTTGCTCCCAACATCACGCTGATTGGGGAGGGATCGGGAATGACTTTTCTATATTCTCAATCAACTAGCACAGGATTATTTGCCACTGTGGTAGTAACGGGTCCGAATCAAGCGGCTGGTGTTAATTACAATTCTGCACCGTATACTGTAACTTCCGGAAATAACGCAAGAAATGTAACGGTGGAAGGTATGACTATTGGATGGTATGATAATACTTCATCCTCAAAAGCATCGTTGTTGTATCTGGATAATGTCGATAAAGCAACATTGTCTGATGTCAGATTCCATAACAGGACTCCGGATTTTATCAATCCTAATTATGGCACAGCTATATCTATGAGCGGTTCTAGAGGATCGGGCGTAGAACAATGTAAGAATGTTATCATCGATAATTGCAGATTTGAAAATATTGGCGTTGGCATTGTATCAACTGGCAGTGTTACCCACGCTATTGTTAAAGACAGTTTTTTTACTAATTTACAAAAGGGAATTTTATCTTATACAACTACTTCTACAATTGATGCTCCTAGCAATTTTTTAATCAGTCAAAATAGATTTAGAGATATTGCATCTGAAGCAATTTTTGTAGGAACATCTACTAACCGTGTTGGCCATATTAGTGATAGTAATATTTTTTCAGGTGTTGGTAGTGGAGCAAATGGAATAGGACTTACAGACTATACTACAGACGTTACCGGAGCTGTAATTGCTTTCTACGGAGAGGGCTGTGTAAGTATTAATGACTATTTCCAACGACATCAATTTGCTAATACAGTAACAGATGCATTATTCTATTATAACCCTTTGGTCAATGGTAGAACTACAATTTCTAATGGTGCCGTATACACTAAGTCTGTGCCGGCAATCAGCACTAACATAACAAAATTTGCAATCATCAACGGCGATCAATTGCTAAACGTCAGATATAAATTATACGATAACGGATACAACTATTCTCGTTCGGGATTTTTAACATTGAATATCGCTAAACCTAATGATTCATTGATTACTGGTACAAATCTAGCCAGTGTTGCAAACATAAATGATGCCGGGCTTGTAATTCCTTACAACTCAGGTACACAGTCAATTACTACAGGTGACATTGTTGTTTCTACGATTGGTATAGTCACAGGTACTTCAGTGGTTAATGTTGTTAACCAAGGTGCTACTATTGCTATAACACTGTCTAGAAATACTATATCGGCTATAGGTACTAGTACTAATATTAACTTTGTACGAAGTTATCCGGCATTTGGTAGCGTTAGTGATTATTATGATTATTCTTATACAGATTTGTGGGTAGGCGCATCAGCTGACCAGGCCACTCCGGATGCTAGTGCTGTTGATAGTCCTCACCCCTATTTCTATATCACTGATCCGACACAGGGATATCTACAGCTTCGATGCCAGTTGAATACTTCTCCGACAAATTACACGATGGAATACCAGTTCGATATACAGACATAATGTTTGATAAAAATGTAGATGACCGCCTATCACTATGGGCAGAACAACGCCGTCTCATCGAAACATCGGAAACTCCTTTCGATGATGTTTGGGAATTTTGGAAGAAAACTCCATTCATCCCCTATAACAACCAGATAGACCCATACCACCAAAATAGCTGGCCCAGCCCTTGGGAAATTATTGTTGAGAATCGATACGATGATTTTACCAAGGCCATTATGATTGCCTGGACGTTAAAGCTGACCAAACGATTTGCAAATTCTAGCGTACAGATTAGAACATTAGTTGACAAATCAAAATCTGCACTGTATAATATAGTTTATATAGATGAAATAATGGCTATTAACTATAGTGATAATGGCCCAGTTTTTGTTAAAGATATTCCAGATTCATTTTTCCTTGAAAACTTTGTGGAACTAAATGGTCCCAGGTAAATATCTGTCTAAGTAAAATTTAAGGATTCCAAATATGATCACAGTGGTCAAACGCAGTGGGGAGCGAGTTCCTCTCGATATCTCTAAGATTCAAAGACAAGTAGCAAATGCTTGTAGGGGTATAGATGGCGTAAGCCCAAGTATGATCGAAATCAAAGCACAGATCGAAATTCACGATGGTATGAGTACCGAAACTATCGATGAGCTATTGCTTAAGGCTATGGTCGACTTGATCGACGAAACCGAAAACCCAGAAATAAACAACGTCAACTACCAATATGTAGCAGGACGTCAACGTGTGAGTATGCTACGCAAAGAAGTATATGGCACATATGATCCACCTAGTCTTTTCTCTATTGTTAAAAAGAACATAGAATTAGGAATGTATACTACCGAGCTACTGGATTGGTATACTGAAGATGAGTGGAATATTATCGATCTATTCTTAGATCATAGTAAAGATGAAGAATACACATATGCGGCTATTGCACAGCTAACAGAAAAATATCTTGTGCAAAATCGTGCTACTAATACTATCTACGAAACTCCGCAAATTCGCTATGCTGTGGCTGCGGCTACCGCTTTCCACAACGAGCCAAAAGAGACTCGTTTAAAATTAGTAAAGGATTATTATGAATGCGCTAGTGATGGTCATTTCACGTTGGCTACGCCAGTCCTGGCAGGCCTTGGTACAACTACGAAACAATTTAGTAGTTGCGTACTTATTAGCTCGGATGATACTTTGGACAGTATTTTCGCCGCCGGCGAAATGATGGCCAAATATGCTTCAAAGAGAGCAGGTATTGGTCTAGAAATAGGCCGAATCCGACCTTTAGGAGCACCGATCCGCAATGGAGAGATCAAACATACGGGTATGATACCATTCCTAAAGAAATGGTTTGCCGATCTACGTTCGTGCTCACAAGGTGGTATCCGCAATGCCAGCTGTACAGTGACATTCCCAGTATGGCATTATCAATTCGAAGATCTTATCGTACTGAAAAACAATCAAGGTACAGAAGAAACTCGTGTACGCCAAATGGATTATAGTGTAGTAGTCAATAAGATGTTTTGGAACCGTTATCGCAACGGTGGAATGATCACATTGTTTGATCCGCACGAAGTTCCTGACCTATATGAAGCCTACTATCGAGATAGTGCAGAATTTGAAACATTATATTTAAAATATGAGCAGGACAAGACAAAGAAAAAGAAAAGTATATCGGCAGATGAAATATTCAAAAACGGTATACTTAAAGAACGTACTGATACTGGCCGCATCTACCTTGTCAACATTGACAACGTCATCAACCAGGGTCCTTTTGATACGAAGCTTGACCCGATATACCAGTCAAATCTATGCCAAGAGATACTTTTACCCACGAAACCTTTCCAGAGAATTGAAGATCCTGAGGGACGAATTGCTCTTTGCACTCTTGGCAGTATAAACTGGGGTGCATTTAAAGATCCCCAACAGATGCGTAAAGCCTGTCGAGTATTGGTGCGTAGTCTAAGCAATCTGCTACAGTATCAAGATTTCTTGAGCATACAGAGCAAACTGGCCAATGAAGATTTTGAACCATTGGGTGTTGGCATCACTAACTTGGCCTACTGGCACGCTCGACGTAGCTACAAATACGGTGAACCGGATGCACTAGCAGAAGTCAAACGCTGGATGGAACACCAGGCTTACTTCCTAACTGAAATGAGTGTCGAGCTGGCCCAAGAGAGAGGCCCATGCAGACGTAGTCAGTACACATATTACGGTCAGGGAGTATTCCCCTGGGAGCGCAGAAGCGCAGGAGTAAACGAACTAACAGATTTTACTCCAGGACTTGATTGGGAAACATTGAGAGAACGTATGAAACAATACGGTATTCGAAATGCTACCCTGATGGCCGTAGCACCAGTAGAAAGTAGTAGTGTTGTTCTAAACAGCACAAATGGTATTGAGATGCCTATGGAGTTGATCAGCGTTAAGGAATCAAAGGCGGGTTCGTTTGTCCAAGTAGTTCCTGAATATCGTAGATTAAAGAACCGTTATCAATTGATGTGGGACCAAAAAGATTGTGTAGAATACTTAAAGACCAGTGCAGTGATAGCCGCTTACATTGATCAAAGTCTAAGCACTAATACTTTCTACAATCCGGCATATTTTGCCAACGGCAAAGTCCCAGGAACACTGATTGCTAAAAATCTAATGTTGGCCTACAAGTGGGGACTAAAGACTGTATACTACAGTTTAATCAACAAGGTTGGTGCAAAGGTTAATGTTACAGGAACAAACAAAGGAATAACCATTCCCGAACCTGTTACAGTATATGAAGAATTAGATGACGACTGCGAGGCCTGTAAGCTATAATGTTAGAAACAATCTGTGATATATTAGTAGACGCATATAAGCGTAATTGGATTACCAGCCGTGATGGCAATGTAAGCATTCGTCACCACGACCGTGATCATTTTTATATTACCCCTAGCGGTGTACGTAAGCAAACACTACAGCCTGACCAGTTTAAGAAAATTAAGCTAGTTAATCAAATGAATCCTGCACCACCATTTTTAACAAAATCGTGGGAAGAAGAATTTTATACCAATATAAGTTCTAACTTAGAACCTAGCGGAGAGATTCCATTACACTTTGGTCTACAAAAAGAAATGGGTCAACACTCAGACGAAGTTCGGGTAGTAGTACACGTTCATCCTACTTACTGCATTGCGGCAATGCACGCCGGTATTGATTTGAGTACTATCAGTGATGCATTCCCTGAACTAAATCGTTATACTAAGGTTGCACCTAATGTAGGAGATGTTCCGCCTATTAGTCAAGAACTTGCTGATCAATGTTTTGAAAAACTTAAACTAGACAACCAAGGCAACATTGCCTATGACATCGTAGGAATCAAAGGACACGGAGTAGTAGCCATTGATACAAGTCCTTGGCGGGCATACGAACATATAGAACGATTAGAACATATTTGCAAGATAGTACTTGCGTCAGGAAAATATTAAAATGAGTAAAGCACAATACAATTTAAGTAAACAAACAAACTATCTAAAGCGTAAGATGTTCTTAGATCCGGAAGGTCCGGTAACAGTACAACGTTTTGAAGAAGTCAAATATCCTAAGATTGCCAAGTTTGAAGAACTTGCTCGTGGATTCTTTTGGGTGCCTGAAGAAATCAGTCTTACCAAAGACAAGATGGATCACAAAGAGTCAAATGATGCTATTAAACATATCTTTACTAGCAACCTATTAAGACAAACAGCGTTAGATAGTATACAAGGTCGTGCTCCTAATCAAGTGTTCAGCCCTGTTATCAGCATCCCCGAACTTGAAGCATTGGTGAGCAATTGGTCGTTCTTTGAAACCAACATACATAGTAAATCATATAGTCATATCATCCGTAATGTCTATGGGGTACCCAAGGAAGAATTTAACAAAATTCACGACACAGCCGAAATCGTCAATATGGCTGCTAATATTGGAAAATACTATGAAGATCTACATACCCTTAATTGCCGTAAAGAACTGGGCGAAGAAATTTCTACGCACGATCACAAGAAAGCGATTTGGCTGGCATTACACGCGAGCTATGCATTGGAAGCATTCCGCTTCATGGTTTCATTTGCCACCTCACTAGCAATGGTTGAAAATCGTATCTATATTGGTAATGGTAATATCATTAGCTTGATCCTGCAGGATGAATTATTACACGCCGAGTGGACCGCTTGGATCATCAACAATGTCGTCAAGGACGATCCAGACTTTGCCAATTTAGTTGAAGAATGCCGCGAAGAAGTATACAATATGTATATGGAAGTTATTCGTGAAGAAAAAGCCTGGGCTGATTATTTGTTCAGCAAGGGAGTGGTAATCGGATTGAACGCACAGATTCTAAAAGACTTTGTTGATTTTACTGCATTTACACGTCTTAAAGATATCGGAATCAAATATCTAGAAGATCATCCTAGGAACAGTCCTATCCCTTGGTTTAACAAACACGTTAATATCAATAAGAAGCAAACAGCACTACAAGAGAACGAGTCCACAAACTATGTTATCGGCGTAATGGGCGATGATGTAGCGCACGAAGAACTTCCAGAGCTATAAGGAAAATAAAAATATGACAACAGCCATTGTATGGAGTAAGTATAACTGCCCCTATTGCGATCAAGCAAAGGCATTATTAAAATCTAAAGGTATCGCGTTTGAAGAAAAGAAAATCGGCGATGGATATACCAAAGAAGAATTATTAGAAGCTGTCCCAACAGCTCGTACCGTTCCACAAATTTTCTTAGACGGCGAGCTAGTCGGTGGTTTCACTGAACTACGGGCTCGTCTAAATGGCTAATGAATTTGACAAATTAAAAGAGGCACTAGATAAGATAAAGCCTGCTGAGTTTAAGTTCAAAGATGAAGATACTACAGGAGTCATTGCCGAAGAGATCGGTACAGTAGGTGCTGATACCGTATCAGTAGATTCTAGTACGATTGATATTTCTGGTACGTGGAACGGGCTTCCTGGATTTAGTATCGGGGCGACCTATGCAATATCTGGATCAAATTATGTATCAGCGCCTGTTGCTTCAGGTTCTATGCTTAGTTCAAACGGTGCCAGTGGATACAATTGGGGGAATGTAACAATTTCCTCAAATCCCAGTTTAAACGTTAGTGGTGATGCAGAGTTCGAAGGTGATATCAAATGGAAAGGTCGTAGTCTAGGCAAGTTGCTAGAAGGTATCGAAGATAGACTTGCTATACTACAAGACCCAGATCCTAAAAAATTAGAAAAACACGCCGCTCTTAAAAAAGCCTACGATCACTACAAACTGTTAGAAAAGCTCATAGGCGATGATTGAAAATAATTCTGCCAAGGGTCGTACCAGTTACGATTCTACTGGTACCGGAGTGATGATTCCTTTCTTTAATAGGAATGTCTCTGAGTATCCTACAGAAGCAGGCAGTGTAAAGTTTGAGTTGGTTCCTGTTACTAAACAGAAGGATCTGATGATCAATCATGCCAGGATGTATGCCCAGCAAGAATATGATCGTATTATGGAATTAGTTGCTGTGTTGGAAAAACAGGCACAGCAGATTAAACGTAGATTAGAAGTTACCGATGCGGTACACGGAGCTGTTTATCAGTTCCAAGTGGTAATGGGAAAAATCTATTGGTTAGTATGGGACAAGCGTAAACAGCATACTATACTGACAAGTCACGGGCCAAATGATTGGTCAAGTAGTGCTCCGGAAGACTACGAATATATGGCACAGGTCAAGTATATGGGAGACCATACCTGGCTAGAAATTGATGAAAAAGGAAATTTATGTTAATTAGCAAACCAATCGCCGACGGCGATGTAGTCAGTATTAAACTGATCAACGGTGATGAAATCATCGCACGTTTAGAAAAAGATGACCAAAACGGTTACACGATCAATAGACCCTTGGCTCTAACAATGAGCGGTGGTGGACTAGGAATGATTCCTTGGATTTTCCTAGGTGACCGAGATACTGTTACTCTTAAGAGAGAACACGTTTTTGTCGTGGTTCCCAGTAAAAAAGATGCCGCAGATCAGTATATGCAGGGAACCACCGGTATTGCACTTCGTTAAATAAAGCATATAGGAGAATAATATGCCAAGTGTAGTAACGATGACAGGTCCCGGAACAGCAACAGTCACAGATGATGCGGCTGTAGCTATAGGGTTACAAACTGCCGCATTAACTGCGGATCTTTTAGCCCTTGGAATTAAACTAGGCGGTATACCGGAAACTCCTATCCCCGGCACATTGGTCAGTATTGATGCACAGCTTACCAATATGAATAATACATTGAATCGTATAGCTGATCACAGCAAGGCCATATCTAGCCAGATGAGTAAACTAAGCGTTGATATTGCCGGACTAGGCAGTGCAACACAACAACAGACAGCATTGCAGTCTATGGCCATTGCGAATCAGGTGCAGACCAATAACTTCCAAGTGCAGGCAACCAAAGACGCACTGAAAAGAGCAGGCCTGCCTGAGCCAGAATTACCTCCTATTGAAGAACAGTTAAAACAAACAGTCAAGGATGGATTAACATTTGGAATCATCGCTAGAGAAATTGGTATATTCAACCAATTTGTCAGCAATATGTTAACAGATCTCGGCACTTGGTTTGCAGGAACAGCAGTTTATAAAACAGTTGACAAATGGGTCGGTGATGTTAAAGATTCAATCCTATCCCCAGAGATCCCTAGTCTAGAAACTATTAAATCAAAGGCAGCGGCATTCTTGGGTATCAAAGAACCACCAAACCCATAATACTATGGCATACGGGCAGATACACGTTATTACTGGATTCCCTCAACCAGGCACTACAAATCTGCCTTATGGATTCTGGACGGGTGGCGGCGGAAAGTTCGGTAGCAGTAGTTACC